GTCAGCCCCAGATGGTCGGCGTAGTTCTGCAACCGCTCAAACTCTTCGTCTGAAAGGGTGATCTGTGGAATGAGATGACTCATGACTATAGTCCTGTGTCCTTTCAGGACACTCGCTCCAGTTCCAGCGTGGTGTGATGCAATGCATGGTTTCGACGGGGAAGAATGCCTTTGATCCGGTAAGGACCGGAGGCAGAGCCATCTTCCAGTGTGACATTGACCCGATCATTCTCTGTCACAGTGACACCTGCAGGCAGCAGCAACCGATACCGTGCGACGGTCAGCAGTTGTGCCAGATCACTCGTGATAACATCGTGGATGGAAATCACCAGCCGACAGGGAATTTCCACCTCCCGATCCGACCAGGCCTGCACGTCCCGGTTGTAGGGATCGGCAGCCGGTGTCCCCGTCTGCACCGTGGAGGTGTGGATCAGGTGGCTCGCAAAGCTCATTATCAGTCTTCAGACGGCAGTCAGCAGTCTTCAGTCAAACGGATAAGCCTGCCGTCTGATGTCTGAAGACTGAAGACTTCCTCAGGTCAACCGCATCACGGCAACGGTGAGACCGGCTGTGGCATCGTAGGTCAACTGCACCCGACCATTGACGTCGTTGTAGAGACTGGAAGGGAACGGTCCGATCATCTTGTCTCCGGTCGTCGCCGGGACGTTGAGCACATCGTCCGCAACCGCCTTGCCGTCCACCGTGATCTGGGTGGCAACCGTCACATTGCGGGCCGCCGCATTGGTGTTCTTGAAATGCAGCAGTATCCGGCTATCATTCGGAAAACTGTCCCCGCCGCCCGCCGCCGCGTTGTACGTCGGGATCACTCCAGCGCGAACGATCTCTTGAACGGTCAGAATAGCCATATCAGACCTCCGTGAATCCGAGCGAGCGAATCAATCGCGCCCGCTCCGCATCCCAATCCGGCGCGTTGTAACTGTACTCACCGGCGATTGCTTCCGACTTCATCGCGGTGCGCTCCAGAGCCAGCCGCACCAGTTCCAGAAGCACCTGTTTGCGACGGGGATTGTCATCCTGCGGTACGTAGCTGACTTCCACTTCCGCGCCCCAGAACGTCCCGAGTGGCACGCGTTGTAGAGCGCCTTCCCCTTTGCGCACGTAGTAGGCCGTGGCCGCCAGCGTTGCCTGCGCGTCCGTGACTGCGATGCGCTCCTTCACCGATGTCACCGAGTCAATCTCCCGGCTGAGAAACAGGTGCTCTCTATCGCCGGGCAGGATCTCCGTGATCGGTGTACTCGCGTTTACAAAGTGCGCGCCGTAGCGCTGGATGATGTCCGTCTCCTCGCGCTCGATGAGCGTCTGAAGCTGGACATCATCCAGCGCCGTGCGAACCAGCGCGCGCACTTCCGCAATAGCCAGCAGACTCATACCGCGTTATGCTGTCCCCTCGGCCGGTGAAGTGTGCTTCTCGGCGACCGCGACATCGGCGTCCTGCGTGGCGGGCATGACACGCGGGTCATACTGTTCCGCGATAATCGCGTCAATGACAGCGCCGGTGGCTCCGCCGCGAGCGACCACGCAGTCCAGGAACCGCTCCTGCGGTCGGTAGACATCCACGATGGTCAGCTTGTTGTCATCGGTCAGTGCCGGAGCCGCAAGCGTCCCGGCCAGATCGGCGCCATCGGACATGCCGGTCACGGTCCCCTGGCGCACTTTCATAGACGGCGAGCCGTCCGTGATCGCGCCCCAGATGACAATGAACCGGCAGCCCTGCCAGTCCTGCATGTCCACCGACGCGCTGGTGATTGTTGTCGTACCCACCGCCACCGCGTTGGAAACGCGATTTAGAACCGTGCGACTGGTCTCATAGACAGCCATAGGAAACTCCTTTCAATCTGAATACTCTCTTCACCGGACTCAGGCCATCTTGAGCCGGGTAAAGGCTTCCGCCAGCACCGGCGCGCCATCGCCTTCATAGCGGCCGATATAGCCGCGCTGATTGGCCTCCGCATACAACTCGATCAGCGTCTGGATCTGGAACGCCAGGCTGTCCACGATCCAGTAGAAGTTCAGGTCGCCGAGCAGGGCGATATACAGCCCGGTGGTAAATGTGTTGGGCGCGAACTCGCTCATCACATAGGGGATGTCCACGATGGTGGCCGGCTGGCCGCCCATCAGCGCCAGACCGGGGTTCCACAGGAACATCCCGTTTGCATCTCTGAACTTGCGCACCCGCTTGACAAACTCCCGCGAGACGATCCAGCGTGTCGTGGGCGACATCTGGTACTGCTCTTTCAGCGCGAACTTGGCATCGATGATACTGTCGGAGCGGGTCGTATCGTTGGTGTCGGTGTACGTGGTGTCCCGGCTTACCGGAATCCCGTTGGCCGAAGCCGTGAACAGGCCCAGCGGCTCCTGCGCGCCGTCGCCGGTCATGTACGCCTTCTCGGTTGAGACGGCATACTTGTAGCCCAGCCGCTCGATTACGATAGCTTCCACCGGCCTCGTGGCCTTCCGCAGCAGGGTGTTCGAGACCTTGATCCGCTTGGCGAGCGGATGCGGAGTCAGCGCCCGCTGGCCGAATGGCTTGATCGTGTCCTCCGCGCCGGTCAGGATCTCCGATGTCCAGTCGTGGTCGGACAGGTCGGTGTCAATGGAGAGGATGCCGAGGCTCTCCGCTGCCGCCAGCGTTTCGACGTGCGCCAGTTGACGCACGATCACCCGGTCATCCACGAACTTCAGCAGCCCGGTGGCAAACTGGGTCGGCGCCACCAGGAACCCGCCGGCCGCATCGTCTCCGGCGGAAAGCGCTTTCAGCTCATCCGGCTTCAAAGCCTTCTCGCCACTCCGCAGATAGAGCCCGAATGCCTTATCCGCAGCGGTGATTGGCTTTTTCCAGTATCGGCTCGTGGGGAATGCCTTTCGATAGTAGCCTGCCATTCCAGCGGGCTGGCTATCGTCATCCCCCCCGTCACCCGTCGGAGCGGGCAGTTGATTCACCGGATCATTGAAGTGACTTTCCAGACCTTCGATGCGGTCCAGCCGGTCGGCTTCTACCTTCTTCGCTTCTACCTGATCCAGCAGCGTATCTACCTCGGTGGCCTTCTCAGCCGGGATGGATTTGCCTTCGAACTCCTTGAGGAGGGTATGTGCCTGAGTCCACAGGTTGTTGGCCTCCTCACGCAGCTTCTTACTTTGAACGGTCATAGTAACCTTCCTTTCAACGAGTATTCAACGAGAGCCCCAGCTTTGCGACCCTCATTCTGCGATGCAGCATTGCCGAGTGCGTATCCGGCTCGGCGGATGCCAGCAGTTCTTCCAGATCGGCCAGGGCGGTGCGCACCGCCGCAAGGACCGCATTGACCTTGCCAACGCTGGCCGCGCTCAATACACGACCGGCTTTGAGCTCATGTAGCACAGCTTCTACCGTTTCCACATAGACGTCCAGTTCTGCTTCCTCTTCCCACGGCGCCTTGCGGTCAAACTGGTGATAATGCCCTTCCAGATGCCGCTTGATACCGGCCACGTCGCCAGAGGGGAATGAGCCACCCCCGCTCGCTCCCATCATCACGCCACCAGCGGCCATCACTCCCCGCAATACGACCGCCCCGCCTGCCAGATGATGCGGCAGTTTGTAGCTACCCTTTGCCTCAAGATCGCCGTCATCATCCAGCCAGGCGTGCATGCGCCGGAGCTGTGCGGCTCCCTCTGCCTCCCGCACCTGCGCGCCCGCGTCCCAGGCAAGGTTCTCATCGGCTTTTGCCGTCGTATGCGGTGGGATAGCCCCCTTGGAAAACAGCGCCAGCCGACTCGCCAATTCATCGTATAGCGTGGCGCCCGGAGGCAGCTTCCCATCCAGCATGGACTTGATCGCCCGCAGTTCTGTCAACGGATTGGCGCCGAGCGGGACCGGACTGAGTTCAAACAGTTTGACTTCCCGCAGATGCCGGACGGCGTTCTCATCGTAGTCATACTTGACCGCCGAGTAACCAAAGCTGCCTTCGGTCAGCGCTCCGTCCTTCATCAATACCCATGCTTCCTTACCCCAGAGGGAGTCCAGCGTGAGCCGGGCCGCAGCAAACAGCCCGACCGTATCCTCCTGCAATGTCTTCGGAGGAGGACCGATCAGCTTGTTCCAGTCATGGGCATAGAACAGCTTGACCCGCCGCCCGCGCTCCCGGATCGTCTTGATAAACATTCCGGGATGCGAGATGTCTCCCGCATCATCCACGTTTCCGAAAATTGAAAAGTGCCCTTCAAACTCCCCCTGGTCTCCCTCTGATTTGAATTCAGTGGGGGAAGATTTAAATTCCTGTTGCATTATTTCCGCCTGTCAATATGAATGACGATATGCCTGGGGTTGGGAAACGTCTGCTGCTTCCCACCGGAGAATGTGACCGTGAACTCGCCCTCGTAGATACCCACAGTATCGGTGTCCGTCCCGGCCCAGCTATATGTGATCTTGCCTTTATTTGCCACCTGGTCCGGGTCCACGGTTGCCGCAGTGTTCACTTTCAATGTGGCGGCTCCAACCAGTCCCATTCTGAAGACAGCCGTTGCCCCGGTCAGGTCCACTGCCGCTCCCGCTGCGTCCTTGAGTGTGGCGGTCAGCACGGGCAGCAGATCATTCTGCTTGATCGCAAAACCGAAGTCACTCATTCACAGAAAACAAAAAAGCCCGCACCCCGGATTGGATACCGGAGAGCGGGCCGTGTCGGGCGGACTCTGCGCGCTGGCGGCGGGGCAGGGGCCGGGCCGGGCGCGAGTTAATTGCTGACTGGCTTACTCTACTCTACTTTTACTCTCGGCGCAAGCCCCAGATATTCTCCGATGGCGTCTCCCACGATGTAAAGCGCACGGCGCACGGCAATCAGCAGCGCCTTCTGGCGCAGGGCAGGTTCTTTCAGAGTGCCCGGGTTGACCATCTGGCCGGGCACTTTTACCCATCCGCAAACGATCATCATCTGTTCAAAAGCCGTACCGGGTACATCCATGCCTGTCTCCCATACCCCGGCGACTCCACCGTCACTCATTCCGGTGTCAACTTCCGTTTACCACGGTCCGTGATTTCTACGGTTGCGGACCCATCCGTATCCAGCACCGCCAGCCCCCACGCTCGCGGGATCGTCGCCGTTGTCGGGGTGAGGGCATGGGGTGCTACTGCCGCTGCATCCGGCCCGATGGGAATGGCAGAAATGGCATACGCCTCATAACCGGCGCGTGGCCTGTGCCCCCATCTTCTCGATTCCAGCGAGCGCCTGAGTTCTTCGGTAAGAAGGGGGAGTTCCGAGGGGATCGGAAGCGCAGGGATGCCATAGGCGGTCGAAGCCGTGCGCCGGCGGCTATAGTCCGGGTACAGGCTGAGAAAACGCCGCAACTCGACCGGAAGGTCGCCCGAGCCCGGAAACGGGTTCTCGAAGTGATAGGCTTCATAACTGGCCCGCCGCTCCCGGCGCGGGATGACCAGAAGGGAACGCTGAAGCTCCTCAGGCATTCCGGCCGGCGCATCCGGGCCAACCGGCAGGAATACGATCTCATAAGCACTCCGGGCTGCGCGAAGCTCACGACGCGGAATAACCCATACGGTCTGACCGGGCGGCAGCTCCTCGGCAGCAATCTCCGGCGGAACCGGCAGGAATGGAATATCATAAGCGGTATAGCCCGCTCGTCGCTCCCGTCCCGGATCCGGGCGCAGCGCCCTTCCAGGGGCAACTTCGACAACATCCGGCGGTGGGGCAGGCGGGAATTTCCAGTGCCACGGTGCGGCATTTGCCCGCCTGCGCCGTTGCCAGAATAGATAGTCAGCCACATGAAGCTGTCAGTCTTATATCAGCCTTCGCGCCAGCCGATCCCGTGAGTGCTGGTCGCCGTGCCCACATCACTGGTGCAGGATACCTGGCCCTGCGCCACACCATTGATGACGAACCACTCCTCACCGGGTCCCGCCAGCCAGCGTCCGATACCGCCGTGGGCATTCCAGCTTGTGTGATACAGGCCGGAGGGTGATGCGGCCAGAGTCGGCCCGGTGGTGAAGGTCCCGAATCGCAGGCGCGCCGTGTGTGAAGGATCGCCCAGTTCCGTGGCGATGGCAACAAACGTCACTCCGGCGGTCGTGGGGCGGGTCCACCGGCTTCGCATGGCCGTGGAAGTCGTGACCTCGCCACCCCAGTGCACCTCGGCTACGAAGCCGATCTCGCCGGCGGCATCCGCATCCACCGTCCAGTTTTCCGCTGAAGCGGCCCCTGCGAAAGTTCCAAAGATGTAAGCCATGATCTATTTCCTTTCCTGTTGTAGATTGTCGAAGAATTTGATCTCTGGACGGGGCACGACAAACCGCGTCTGCCGCGCCACATCCTCATAGGTAACTGCTGGCTTCCCGGCCAGCGCCAGTTCGATCAGGCGCAGGTAAGGAGTACAACCATGCTGTTGCATCGCCGCAAAACATTGGAAGCAGACTGGCGCATCACACGAGAAGCAAAAGCCCCCGTTCCTGCGCCAGGCCGACATCACGATGACCCCCTGACAGTGTGGACAGGCCTTTGTGTCGGCTTCCAGAAGTGCGCCACCACTTTCCCGGTTATCGTTCAACAAATATCCCATAAACTACGCCGTCCTTTCAAGGCATCGAGATCGCACGCCGTCCGACCATGAGCTCATCCGCCGCCACTGCCTCATCCTCCTGCGTGTACTGGATGATGCGCGGCGTCATGCTATTCATCGTGCCGCCCGTGACCAGCCTTGTGCTCATCTCCTGCGTGGCCGTGTACGTCACGCTGTCCACCAGGTCTTCCTGAGTCCCGGCAGTAGAAGCCGGAAACGTCACCGCCAGCGCCGTGTCCACCCCATCCTGGCGCAGCGTGAACGTGCTCGACCCGTTAATGGAATTGGCCGAGAGATGAACGCGCATGTTCTTGAGAACCCGCGTGGCATTGGCATCTACCTGAGCCTGGGCCTCGGTGGTGGTCACCTCCAGGTCGCCTTCGGGCAGGTAGTCACGGGTCAGTGCGCTGGCTACAGTCACAGCACCGAGGTTGACACAGCCCAGGAAACTCTGCGTCCCGTTGTGGCGCAGTTGAATCTGCGCCAGGCTGGTAGTACCTGCGGTGTTGGTATTGGCAATCGAATAGTTGAACAGGTTGCCATTTGACATCGCATCGCTGTTGGTCGTGTCCTCCTGCTCGCCAGTCGTGCCGGTCCAGGCGATAGACTGGTTGCCATTCGCCCCGCCGATGCGCGTGCGGATCGTCAGGCTGCCGCCCGTGCCAATACTTGCCAGGTACCCCCGCAGGCGATCCACCGTGACCGTCTCACGCGCCGCCATCTGCGCCCAGGCTTCGGTGGTCCAGGAAGTGCCGATGAGCGCCCCATCGGGGGGGCAGTAATACGTCGTGCTGGCGGCAGCGGTGAGCCTGCTCCCGGCATCCACCTGGAAAATACCTACCGAACCGTCCAGCAGGGACTCCACAAACGAGACGCCAATGGCTCCGGCAACGTTGGGGGTCACAATGACATAGTTGATGAGATCGCCGGATACCGGGCCTTCCGAGCCGGTCAGGTCTTCCACCTCTCCCGTCACACCTCCGTCAATCGAAATCGTCACAGCGGTAGACGTGACGCCATTTTTGCGAAAGGCCAGCGTTGTGTTGTTTCCCGCTGCAAATGTGTTGGAAGAGATATAGGCTCGCAGACGACTCCAGGTAAAGCTGTCCCGCAGGCGGGTCTGGACGGTCGCTTCCGTGGAAGCATTCGTCTCGTCACCCGTAATACCGAAGTAACGAGTCAAATTCTGACCGATGGTCTGCGCGCCTGCATTGCCCATGACCATCACATTCTGCATTACTGCACCAGTACCCTTGCCGGTCCAAACTGAAGATCGCAGGCCGCCTGGATGCGGACCTTCTGTTGCGGGTTGAGACCGGCGAATGAAACTGTCAGCAAAACCCGCGCCGCGCTGTAAGACCACGAATAGTCATCTGGCGTCAATGGTCCATGCTCCGCCTGCCCGATGACCAGCGTGATGTTCTTGCGCCGGTTCTCGTCCATGTTCCAATCCCAGTGCGCCGGGCCCGGTAGCAGGCCGATCAGTTGATGAGCGGGACAGATAAACTCGCTCGCCACGAGTGTTCCTACAATCGGGTTCTCGGCGTCGTCCCACTGCCATATCAGGCGGCAGTGCATGGAATGGTCGCCGGGGCAGGTGTCTGGAGTCCAGCGGTTGGTGTGGATCATTTGTGGAGTACCCCCAGCGACCATGATCCGTGTACGTCGCCTGTATGTGCCCGGCCCCGCTGCCCGCGCGCTTCGCCCTGGCGTGTGAAGATGATCTGCCCGCCTGCTGTCAATCGCTCTTCAAGGTCCGGCAGGTATTGATCGGTCAACGAACTGTTCAGCAGGTTGCACAGAATCAGGTCATACTTGCGGTTCGTTGGAAGAGTCGGGAAAACTTCCAGCTTCGAGCCGCTGACATTGTTGGCCTTGCGGTTCTGGCGGATGACTTCCTGTGCCTGCGGATGGATTTCCACCGCATCAGCATGTTTCGCGCCAAGCGCCAGGGCTGCCAGGCCCAGCGTGCCGACGCCTGCCCCGAAGTCAAGGACAGTTTTCCCGGCCAGGCCCTGCTCCTGAAGAGCCAGCAGCATTTCCCGGGTAGTGGGGTCCCAGCCGTGGCCCTCGAAATGGGAAGGGACCAGACGCACGGCCACGGAACCGTTCGGCGCCGGAGCGGTATCCCATGCCCCCGTCAGAGCGATCCTGCCAATGACGATCATCACTCACCCACCACCGGGGCGAAAGCTCTCGTGCAATTCGGATGTTGCAGCGGGCTGCTTTCCGCCTTTGCAAGGGTCCATGTCTGACCGTTGGCGGCAGCACACTCCGTATCCGGGTCCTCCTGGCCGTTGTCCAGCACCAGCACGTGCTTGATCCCGGCGTCGCCGTAGCGCATCACAGCGGCCTGTTGCTGCGCTGTTCCCAGTTCTGTGCGCGCAATCGCCCGTCCCCGGTTACGGTAGGTCTGTTCCACCACGTGACGCAGGCCGGGCGTGTCCTCATCTCCATCAACAATCTGATCAATGGACCAGCCCTGCTCGGCGCCGTGCTGCAACGCAGAGCGAATGTGCTCCAGAGTCGTCCCCTGAATGTCCCGCACCCGTTGCCCGCTCGTGGCAAGGATAGACGTGACGGTCGGATCGTCCAGGGTGAAGTCCACCACGACCCCCAGCGCAGTGTTCCATGTCTCCCAGCTCGCGGAAATAATGTCTGCCTGAAACTTGCGGATGAGCGCCGACAGTTCCCGGTTGTCGCCGTCGGTCAGCAGATCGCCCGCCTGAACCTTTCGCTCCAGCGCGAGCACACCGGAGGCCGAGAGGGGGGCATGGCGTATGTTCCCATCCAGACTCTTGCTTGCGCGCCGGACCACCCGTTCCGCCAGGGCGTCGAAATACCGGTCAAGCTCCTTCTCCATCTTACGGGCTGTAGTGCCCCGCACCGTCTGCAATGTCTGAGCCACCCGCACGGCAGCACGGGACTGCTTGAGCTGTAACCCCTTGACCGGTTGCGCCGGCTCCGGGATAACTGCCAGTGTTCGCAGGAAGACATCGCCTCTGGCATCTGGAGGCAGTCCGAGCGCCGCCCGTCCCTCATTGACCATGACATATTGACCGGAGACACCCTGATGCACCCGGTTCCAGAGTTTATTCTGATCCTCTACCAGTGCCTGCACCTTCGACAGATCGTGGTGAACCCGGATATTCCCGCCGAAGTCCGAACCCAGTGCACTCTGAATTTCTCCGGCGGCAAGCCGCCACAGCATGGCGAGTGTGCTGTGCGTGAACCTTGTGTAGGCTGCCTCGCTATTCGAGAATGTAGGGTCATCGCCAAGTCCAGCAACCACCGGAGGAACTTTGAATGCGGCACAAATCCTGCGCTCCGGGACATCGTGCAATGCCTGAAACTCAAGCTCCTTCAAGTCCAGACCGACACGTTTGATGTCCATCCCGCCCTCAAGGACCGCCGTGCTGCCCCGGCCCGTGCCGCTGAACTTCTGGTTCCAGTCCCGCTTCAGTCGGCGGCGTGCTGCGCGTTCCAGGGTTGCGCCAGCAGGCAATGTCAATACCGTTCTCGGAACAGCGTCATTCTTCAGCAATGCAAACAGATAGCGAATGATTTCATTGTCGCTGTCCACGTCCCGTGCCACGGCTCGCAATGGGGCCATTGCCATCCACGGCTGGTAGGCGTCCACCGCAGGCCACTTGAAGTGTACGATGTCTTCCGGGGGAACGAGGATTCTCTGACCGGTGCCAGGGTCGTAGGTGTAGTGCGAGATCCAGTTTGCCCCACCTGGCACGGGCAGGATGTGCCCCGCGTGATAAGGCCAGAGTTGCACCACCCGGCGGGAGCCACTGCGGACCTTGTGCCAGTAGGCGTTGCCGCCGATGGCCGTGTAGATGATCGTGTAGTACATGAGTTCTGGCTCGCCCATGAGCGGATTGGGGTTGTTCAGCAATTGCCGCAGAGGATGTTCAGGGACAGCCTCATCTTTCAGGTTGGCGACGACAACAGGTGGCTCTGGAAATCCAAAGGCCAATGCGCTGATACAACCGAATACAGCGCCATTCTGCTGGTAGCCCTCGGTGACCAGTGAGCGGAAGGACGGTTCCTGAAAGCTGGTTGTAACCCATGGCGGAGCGACCGCCAACCCGGAAGCCTTGACCAATCCCTGAAAGAGCCAGCCCTGCAAGCGCTCGATCAGATCCATGTGACCCCTGCCTGCGGCTTCGGGGTAGTATCCCGGAGCTGGCTGATGATGTACCGCTCCGCATCCAGAATATGGAAGCTGTTTTTGTCCCTGATCTTTTCGGTCGGCTGCCCGGCGGTGTCAGGCTCGCGGCTATAGGTGCGCTTCTCGGCCAGATAACGGGTCAGGGTCTTGAACACGAATATCTCATTCCGGGCATGGCAACCATATACCCGGTCAATTCCTACTTCCACGTCATTGATCGGCGGCTCGTTTACGGGCAGCCCCGCCGCCCGAAATTCCTGCCGCCACTGGCCCTCCGAGTGTGAGCCACCCACCCACAACGCGCAGTCCCATGGGGCCAGGTCTTTCGAATGGCCGGCCGCGGTCTTACCGCCTTCCAGATATTCCTGAAAAGCATACAATCGTTTGTTGGCCGGGTTTTCCGCAAAGCACAGCGCGGCGGTGTTCACCCCGCCGAAGTCCAGGCCGCCATAGCGCGGCCACTTGTCAGGGATGGCGAATGGCTCAATAACACAGCGCGACTCGTTGAATGAGTCGTAGATCATGCCGGGCGGTCTATCGTACTCACCCCGGTAAAACATGTGAAACTTCCAGCCAGGCATATCGCGCTCAGCGCGGTCATACTCTGCCTGAGGGAAGCGCGGATTGATGTGGCTGTCAAACTGGACAACTTCATAGTCACTCTCTCTCGCAGCCCAGCGGTCATACACCTGAGCCTTCAACCAGCCGTGGTTATAGAGCGTGGTCGTGCCCAGCACCCGGCCCTGCGAGAGTGAGAGACGGCGGAGCACCGCCTCCCAGGTGCCGATGACGAACGATTCCTGCCCGCACTCATCCAGCCAGGCCGCTTTGACCGTGGCGCTTTCCAGGCCGCCGCCGCTCTCGGCCGAGCGAAGGATGATCCGGCCCCACATGGGATCATCGGCTGTTTGAGCATGAAAGCGGCCTTGCGGATCGGCCAGTTCCATCACCCGACTGCTGGCCCAGTAGCGCCCCCGTTTCAGGATCGTCTCGAATACCAGACGCATGACCGGGAGCATCTTCAGCTTGAAAAGGTCAAAGGTAGCCGTGACCGCCAGATAGTCGCCCCCGCCCAGGTGGTCTATCTCACGCGCCAGCCACCAGGGTCCAAAACTGGTCTTGCCGCCCTGCGTTCCCGCCAGCACGAATACAAAGCGCGCCGGACTGTCCAGGGCTCGCTGCTGGCCGGGGTGGAACGGGACGGGCTGCCCGGTCTCGGGGTCGGCCAGGTGGTTGGCGGGCCAGGTATCAGGCTGCCTGAGAGCCGTTACCCGCGTCGGAAGCGGCAATCTGCGGGCCTGCATCTCCCGCAGTATCACCATCTGCCTCTGCAATGGCGTCGGCGTACTTACGCTGTAGCTCATCGTTGCTGGCATTCAGGATTTCAAAAATCCACTCCGGCAATCCTTCCGACTGCCGTTCTACCCGTACCCCTTCTGTGACCGCCCGGATCGCGGCCTGGTCAGATTCGATTCCCTGTAGCACTCGCTTCAGGCCCTGCTGCTGCAACGCGCGCCCGGATTGAGCATGACGCTTGAGCATATCGGCCTGGCGCCTGATAGATTCGTTGCGTGCGCGCCGTTCCACTTCCCGGTCCCGCTCTGCTGCACGCGCATCCCAGCCAAACTTTTGACGCCATTTATGAACCGCCGTATCTGTTACCCCATACTGCCGCGCAATCGCAGTAACATTGCGATCCGGGTCGGCATACCACTGCTCGAAGGCTTCCCGGTGGCGCGGCGTCTCGCGGGCCATGCTGTCACCCTTCCTCCCGGCGCGGCGGCTGGCCGGTCAGGGCGTGCCAGCGTTCCAGTGTCACGGCGCAGTAGGCGGGGCTGATCTCCACCGCCCGGCACTTGCGGCCCAGACGTTCACAGGCAATCAGGGTTGTGCCGGAGCCGGCGAAGGGATCGTAGACAATACCCTCCACCATTTGAACAAATGGTTCTATTACCGTCAGCGGTTTTTGTGTCGGATGTGGTTCCCGCTTCTCTCCCTCAGCGCGATAATAACCAGCCCACATAACGCGCGCCAATCTGAAACCACTCCAGAAGTTAGTAAGCGCCATTTCAACGGGATTACCCAGACCACCGCCATCAACACCGGGCCACTTGTCCCAGACAAGCCAGCCATTGGCTTTGTTACTGTAGATGTACGGGAACCCCCATACAAGCCATTTGTCGTACTCAAACAGGAACGATAAGTCCAGACTTCCATCATCCCCCATCAGTCTGTTATCGCTTTTATTGGCTGGCTTACCGCGCTTCACGTTCAGCGCGGTAAGCCAGCCCGTATCAGTGTTTGTCCCATACGGCGGGTCAGTGACCACCGCGTCCGCCTTCTCGCCCTGCATCAGCCGCTCCACAACCGCCCGGTCTGTGCAATCGCCGACAATGAGTCGGTGCTGCCCCAACTCCCACAACTGCCCCGACTCTACCTGCCACTTCTCCCGTAGTTTTTCAGCGCGGTCTATCTCTGCTCCCGGATCTTCCGGCGGTTCGTACCCGGCAGTCCCGGCCAGCAGCCCGGAGAGTTCGTCGGGAAACCAGAACTGTGATAGGTCAATCTCTTCCACAAGCCCGGCCAGCACGTCGGCATCGAAATCTAAATCTACCTGACCCACGCGATTGGCGCTGATAGCCAGCCGCTTCGCCTGCGGCGTCCGCGCGTTGGGGATGTCGCGGCGGATGTGGATAACCGGCTGAGTGCCGTCGCTTTCAATGATGATTGGCGGCTTATCGAAACGGGTGGCCGCCGTTTCCAGTCTTGCCGAGCCGTCTATCGCTTCGCCGTCTGCGGCTACCGTGATCGGGGACAGGAAGCCATCTTCGGACATGGAGCGGTCTAACATCCCCAGGCCGCGCTGAGTATGGCGGTTGGCATTTACGGATGCAGGCCGGAAGTCTGCGAGTTTGCTGCCTTTTCGCCCGTTTTTAGCAGTCATCCTGAAAAATCGCTCGAAAACCAGCCTTTTCAGGCTGGAAACTGCCTCTTGACAACACTGTATTTTAGTGGTAAGATAATCACGAAATCAGCAAAGGAAACAGGAGACAAACAATGAACACCAGCGACCTCAAGCCCGGAATGAAAATCAAGACCGTTTACGGTGAGTGGTACACCGTAATCAGCATGTGGGACAACATGATCTTCGTCGGCGGGCTTCAGCAGTATGTCCATGTTGATAAGGTCATCGCCGTCAAATGACCCTGATGCCTCCCACAAAGCGCAGGCGTGGTCGCCCGCGCCGGGGCCAGGGCCTCTGCATCAAGACCTCCGTCAGCCTGCTCCCCGAAGAAGTGCGGCAATTGAAAGCCATTGGTAACGGTAGCATCAGCCGTGGTATTCAATTTCTTATGACGCAACATTTCACCACCGGACATTGAAAACGTCAGAAAACAGCGAGAGAAGGGCTGAAAACTGTAATTGCGCTAAGATTACTTATGAAAACCAGACCCATCTTACCCCTGCCCTGCCCCCCACCGTGCCGGTAACTCCCCGGTCACATGCGCCACCTTCGGGCTGCCCGGCCCATCCGTCACCGGCGGCAGCGCGTGAACCACTTCGGTCAGCACGTCCAGCGCAAACGCCATGGACTCCCGGATGCCGACCGGAAACTCGCTCAGGAGAATAAGCTGCAACACCGCGCACATATCCGGGCACTCGCGTCGAATGAGCGCCGCCGACTGCGGCCAGCGCTGCGGAGGGAAATCTGCCCCCCGCTCCACTCCGTTGGAGCGATCATCTTCGGCTTCGAGTGCAATCAATTCACTCATCGGTGCCCCGGCTGGCAGAGCCTTATCTGGGTGTGGTTGAGCGCTGGCATCCGGCGCCTCTGGCGCAGAGGGCCCGGGCGTACATGCCCATGATGTTCTGCGAGTAGGCCTGGCCGGCCTGTGGATCCACCAGCACCAGGCCGGGCCGGTTGAAACAGCGGGCGGCATCATAGAGATTTTCGGCGCCGGATTGTCGCGTGCGGGTGCGGCAGCCGGCCATGTAGTGCACGGCGAACGCGATGTTGTTGACGGGATCGAACAGCTCCAGCGCGGAGGGACGCCCGGCGATAGAGAGCTCGGGGCGGGTGAAGTTGTCGGCGGGCATGATCTGGTAGAGACCGATTTCCCCGGATTCTCCGACCACCCACCAGCGGGCGCGGCTTTCGGCCCACATGTGTGCGGCCGCGAAGTCGGCGGGCAGACGCCAGTAGCAGGCGTGTCGCTCAATGAGAGAGGCGTAGGGGCGAATCTCATCCGACCAGTAAGTGCTCAGGGTTGAACAGGTAAAGGCGGCCGGGATAAGTGAGGTGAATAAAAGATAGATCATAGATGGCAGCCGGCAACTGCGCGCGTGCAGCCGCCGGGATATAAAGAGCGCACGACCGGAGCCGCGCGCTCTTGCTGGCATTCTATATGCTATTGCTTGCGGTTGTCAAGAGGGGGTTGTGGGGAGTTATACCATCCCCGCATACTATCCCCGCACTTTTGGGGACCAGGGGGACCGGGACGCGCCGGGGTTTTGTTTGCCGCGCCACCCGGCCCCCTGCCCCGCTGCTGGCCCGGCCGGAAATGAGAAGCGCCCCGATGTGGCACTTACTTCTTGCGGGGTTCCTTTTTTGCGCGGCGGTGGGCGTCGGCCAGATCCTCAGGGTCAAAGTTATTCTCGCCACTGGCAAACATCTTGAGCATGGCTCGAATTACGGCTGACAGGCCGCCGAAGATGTGTGCCCGCTCAGTTGCCCGGTCATATAAATCGGGGTCAACCCGTATTTCTATCCGCTTATCTTTTTTGGGCGGATGTCTTCCGTCTTTGCTCATGCGAATAGTGTATCATGAAAATGTCCGTACACATACGGATACTTACGGATATGTTGGGACGCAGGGCACTTGACAGCCTGGTAAATCTGGTTTATAGTTTACGTACACTTACGTACACTATACCACATAAGGATCCTGGCTATGAGTCGCAACATGTCCGCACTAAAAGGACTGGCAATGCTTGTCGGCGCACTGGCTTACGCTGGTGGCGTCATTTTCGGAGACATCATGTTCATTGTGCTTATGCAGGATGTCTTTCCAACCGGGATTATGGGCGTTCTGGCGATGATCGGCGCAATCACGACCGCCATGTCTGCCCTGGCGCTTCCGGTTGCTATGCACTGGTGGTTCGCTCCCGGACCCCAGCTTGTGGGCGGGTGGATTTTCTGGTTGGCAGATATTCTCGTGCTCGGCCTGAATTCCATTCTGGCTTACAACGTGGGCACAGGCCAGGACTTCGGACTCTACTGGTGGCAGATGCTCTCCCCGGCGACGCCCATGCTGGCTATTATCGGATGGGGAATGATGTTCAATCTGGACCCATCCAATCAGCTACGCCAGGCAGAGGCGGAGGCAGAGGCGGACATGATTGACGCCTACGTCAAGGAACAGAAAACCGCTGCCAGGGATGATGCAGTTCATGACATTATCCACGAGGGCGCACAAGCGACCACGCGGAACATTGCCGGTCAGATCACGGGCAGGCGCCAGGGTGCCAACGGTAATGGCAAGAAGGTATTTGCCAGTGAGAAGCCCGGCCCAAACGTGTGACGGGCAACCTGCCACTACTGGTAGGCCATGCCCGGGTTTTACAATCAGCAACCGATCTGCCGGTTATCCAGCGCCGGTCCTGGCGAGTGGAAGTGACCGATCGGGGCCACTACTGGCAATGGCGCAAAGGCTCAGGGAAGAATCGGAAGAGTCGCTATGGCGGCAGGTTCGCAATCCTGCCCGAAAAGAGGAAGGCAGAATATGAGCAAAACAAACGGCGGCGCAAGCCGAAAGCGCAAAGTACCAGTAGCGGCAATCGGGCCAGCCGAGGCGCTGGAGATCCTGAAAAGCGCCGTGAGCTACTGCCAGCAGGCGGGGATCCCGATAGAGGCGGGGAACGTTGAGACCGGGATCGTGCTGGTCATCGGGCAGGCGCACATCGCCATTGACGGCGAAGGGGAACCGGACTTCCTGCCTGGCAACCCGACGCCTGAATTACTGGCAATCGCGCCGGGTGAGGGGATTCTTGCATGAGCAGCTATTTATATCTGATTCGGTGCAACGACTTTTTCAAAATCGGGATTGCAGGACACATCGAGTCCCGCCTTGCCGCATTGCAGACCGGGAACCCTTATGAGCTAGTCGTAGAGTCCTGCTACCAGTTTGATAATCCTGCCCCGGTGGAACAATCCTTGCATAACAAATTCAGAAATAAGCAGGCCATGCGTGAATGGTTCCGACTGGAGGCCGAAGACCTGGAGCAATTCGAGCAGATATGCCAGCTGCTTGACGGGCAGAGGCACACTATGCCAGTAACCATCTCGGAGCAGGATACCGAGGAAGCGGAAGCCCTCACCAGAATTATCAGCGAAGAGTCAACCGGGTATGATCCTGCGGACTTTGAACAAATGATTGCCGCAGGCTGGCGGGTGGAAGTGACCAACCGGGGTAAATACTGGCTCTGGCGTCGGGGCAGTGGGAGCCATAGAGAGAGTCGCTATGGCGGTTACTTTGAACACTTGCCACCCGAGCAACAGACTGCTTATGAGCGGAACAAAGCCAGCGCCAACGGTATCCCCGCTGGCCTGGCCTGATCCCCCTGCCCCGCGCCTACAGTCCCGGCAGTATCCTTGCCAGAGCCGGTTGCGGAAAGGCTAGCTGATGATTACCCTCCGGCCGGCGCACAGACCGCAACAGGTCAAGCTCCTGCTCGATCAGCGCCAGCGTATGTTCGTTCTCCTGTTCCAGCTCACGCACCAGGCGCTGGAGCCGGGGGACCAGCTCGTCTATCCGCTCGGCGGGCTGATCCACCGGGCGCCAGTTGAGCAAATCGTCTGCCGTCACCCCCAGCACGGCGGCGACCAGGGCCAGCCGCTCGGACCCCAGGCCTTTCCGACCGCCCTCTACATCGCTCAAGTGCTGGTTGGATAGCTTGATCGGGATGCCGCGCCGGGCAGCCAGATCGCGCACCTTTGCCGCAAGCCTGCGGGTGGACCAGTCGCGGCGCTTGCGGAAGTAGGTAATCGCCCGTCCCAGGCTGTTCTCGCTCATGTGCTCCTCCTGTAGCAAATGGGTTAGAAACCTTAAAGATTTGTAAAATACTTGACTTCTTGCCAGCTTTAGCTTACAATAGGGCAGTAATGGACGGCAAACTGACGATTCAGGAAGTCCTCTCCGAAAGTGTGCAAACGGACGGACTCCGACCCACGGCTCGGCGTATCGGCATCGCGGCTCCATCCCTGCAACGCATCATTCGCGGTGGTGGGCTGGGACACAAGACTATTATCCGCCTGCCCCATTCCTACCCTGACAATCCAGATCGCCAGTCCCGCATCAATGCTGCCCTGTACCGGTACTTATTTCCCACGGCGAACGGTCATGAATAAGTATTTTCCAATGTCCCCCGTTCTCTTCTATCATACACCAATTTCTACGCCGGGTGTGACTGGAGACGGGACGCATGGAACTCGTATTCATATGGGTAGCCGCAATCGGAGTCGTATCGGGCGCACTGGGCGGGCTGGGCGCCAGCGCCTGGCATCAGGAGCGCCTCCAGCGCGAGAGACTGCGGAGTCTGGAGCGCATGGAAGACCTAGCACAGATGTTGCAATCCATCCTGGCGCGGCTGGAGAAGGCAGCCATGAAGCTGCCAGCGCCAGAACCATAGGATAAAAAAAGACCCGCCGGTGCTGCCCGGCGGGCACGGCTGGAAGGTGACTACCAGCCGGACAGCAAACTATACCACACAAGAAAGGTGACACCCCATGAGAAACCAACCGAATGATCTCAGTTCCACGAGGAGCATTGAGCGGCTGATAGCAACCGTTGAGCGGCTGCAAGACGAAATTGAGCGGCTCAAGAATGCCCTGGCTGACGCCAATGCAACGAACGAAATCTGCGGCGATACCATTGATGAGTTGCGCGCCGCCGCCCGCGCGGTGCTGGCTGCGGATCCTCCACCCCACTGGGCGGTCAACCGCAAAGTCCTGGCTGCCCTCGCCGCCCTGCTGCCCCCGGCGGCTATAGTCCCGGATGCACCTGCCGGGGAAGGCGGTGCTGAATGACCGCCAATCCGAAGAAGCTCTGCCCGAAGACTGGCAGGCCCATCCGCTTCTGCAAGTGCGGCGTTCATATCCACAAGCGCCTCATGGCAAAGCGGCGTCGGGCGGCCAGCCGGTCCAGATTCCGGCGCGGAAGCATCAGCGCGACGTACTGGACCCTGCCGGAGATCCCGGCGAACGAAGTTCAAGAATAAGTAGCCACCATTTAGTGCCCCGGCCCTGAAACGGCGGGGCATAAGGAGAATAGATCATGGCAACAGCAACAGCACAACAGGCACGACAGAACAGGCTACCGCAACCGGAGCCGCCGTCACTGGCGGAGCCGGAAGACCCGCAGGTGGGCGCGCTGAAGTCGGCAATGGAGGATCTCTACCAGAAGAATGAGGATCTGGCAGCAGCACTCGAAAGCGCCCGCGCAAGCCTGGCAAATTCACTGCCCGAAGCTCCGGCCAGCATGAACTTCTATGCTGTTACCGCGAAGGGCTACAACCTGCAATATACGCTCAGGGATAGCGATGATGACAGACTGCTGACCCGCTTCCGGGCGCTCATGGGTAAGATGGAAGATCTGAAAATCCAGCCCAAACCGGTCGGCCAGCAACCGGCGCAGACAGCGCCGGCGCAGGCGGGCAGTAATGGCAATGCGCCTGCCTCTTCTTCCGGCCCATACGAGTGGAAGATGAAAAATGGGGCACTGGAAATCTCCAGAGGCAAAATGACGCTGTTGATCCGGGGTGACGCCTCTGAGCCCAACGAGATCGCCTGCCCGCAACATGCGGGCAAGACTCTGAAACGACGCGCCAACGATGATGGATCATGGCTCTCGCACAAGCAGGGCGAGAGCTTTTGTTCTGCCAGCTTCCAGAGCGCCTGATACCGGGGTGCGGCCCACGACCCCTGCGCCCGTCCGCGACCACCAGCATATATGCCGGGGGAGCCCCTGCCAGTACCGGCTTGACGGCGGGGCGGGGGAGCCGGGGGGAGTGATAGGAATTACATGATGCACAAGTGGAAGGAGAATACGAATGACAGCAGATGAAGCAATCGCCAGCGTGCAGCAGGAAGCACAAAAATCCGCAGTAGCAATCCGCGCCATTCACGCCGTTCTCGGTGATGGCGAATTCTCGTATCGGAGCAATGGAGACACTGTGCACCTTCATCCGCAGACCCCCGGAATGTGGGCATACCGGAAAGTGCGCCAGGCAAGCGGCAAGAAGCCCGTGAGCCGCTCCATCCATCTGTGGAGCGAGTCGTCAATGAGCGGATGGATCAGCCTTGATTTTCTGGTGAGCGCAGTTCCCGTGACGCTATTCCTTGACGTTCCCGACTATACGCGCTGCATCAGGCCGGGCGCAGAATGCCGTATCGTTCCGCGCGCTTTCAATGTGGAATGTTCCTGACTGAGAGACCGGGCTCGACCTTCCGCCGGGGTGCGGCATACCACACAGTGCCCGCACTGCTGGGCATTCCCGCACTAAGGGGACACGACCCCTGCCCCGCCGATACGGCGGGACAGGGGCGCCGGGGGGAATTGGAACTGACGACTGAAGAATGGAGGAATTACATGGATGTCAACAATGTCAGATGGTTATTGAGCGACGGCAAGCAGGGCTATCCGGCCGGCTCATTCTATAACTGCATATTTCTTGTGTTGACCGGGCGCAATGAACTCGACCCGGTCCAGACGCTCTTCGACCTGTTCAACCGGGCAGACCTCGAGCGAATCCGTCAACTCAATGACGCTGCGCCGGGCCTGGCGGTCGCCGTGGGCCTGTTGTACAACGCGCAGATCAGTGAGCGGGAACTGCGCGAGGACTATGGCGACGTGCTGGAGGACATTCCGGCCTTCGTGGGCCGGGCCTTCCCCGAGTGTGTGGCGCTGGTCGAGCAGGCGCGCGCGGAACTGCAACCAGAAGTGACATGATCGAACTCACTATTGTCCTATCTGCCTTTGCCCTCGCCGCTTTGGGGCGGTGTCTGAAGCGGCGCCTGTACGAGCAGCGTATCGCGCCGCAGATCAGGCGGTTCCTGAGTGAGCCCGACCGGAAGCACTGGCCGAAATGAGCAAATCCCGCCTCTACAGCCTGACCCGCCCGCGCCCGGGCCCGCAGCCGGATGCGAGTGACCCGAAGGACTGGAATGTGACCCGGAAACCGGCCGGAGTATCGCAATTGTACCTGACCGACAGCGAAGACTCGCGGCGGGCGCTGGCCCTCGCGCGCCGCGCCGGGCTGCCGGTACACCAGGTCCAGACCGGCGACATACTGGACGGCCTGCCCGGTCCGGTGCTGGATACCCGCCACCGGACGCTCGTGGGGCTGGGCGAGATCATGCGCTGGCTGGCGCGCCTCGCCGCAGTAAAGAACGGCAGCCATGACTGATTATTACCGGCAGTATGCCGTCCTCAAACGGATGATCGGCAGGCATGGGCTGACGGACGCGCAGAAGGCGGAAGCGTTGATCCTTTTTTTCCACGCCCCCGATTTTGGATTTTGCAAAGCGGCGCGGTTTGTGTGGCAGGCGCGGAACGGGCGGGGGCCGGTGGATGCCGCCGCGCCGGAAGCGGGGCAGCGGGTTGACGCCGGGGGAAAATAGATTTATAATGTCAGTGCTACGGAGGGAGCGGTCGTTTTTGTTTGTCGGTAAAGCAGCCGTTATCAGGCGCGAGCGACCGGACCTCCGTAGCAGGTGTCCGACAAGCAATCGCGTTTCGGTAACGGCTGTTTTACTTTAACCGGGGGATCAACAGGAGGCGGAAAGGAAATGAAGAATGAGCGGGGAAGTGAAACTGGAAGGACACGGAATCTGGTCAGAAGGAGCTACAGTCGTACCCACTCACGTATTGCGGCGTAAAGACATCTCGCCGGGCGCGAAATGCGCCTATGGAACTCTCCTCTCCTATGCCTGGAATTCCGGGGGCTGTTTTCCCGGAATGCAGACGCTGGCTACTGCTATTGGATGCAGTCCGAATACGGCGCGCGGATACATCAATGAGTTATGTGATGTAAAACTGGTTCTCCGTGAACGACGCGGGCAGGGTAGGACTAACGTTTATACCCTGCCCGGAACTCAGATCGGGAAACCAAAGGTAAGGCTTCCAGGCAAGAAATCCAGAAACGCAGAATTTGCGTTTCAAGAAACTCAAAAAACAACAGTTCTAGAAGCGCAAAAAACCGCACAGGAAGTATTCTCAGTGGAAGTATTCTCAGAGGAAGAGGGCGCATCCGCGCCCGACTCCCTGACTGCCGGGCAATACAAAAAGAGAATAGCAGTGGCACTGGCCTCAGGTATTGCAAGGCACAATGGCTTTACTGGAGCTATCGAGTCGGACTTCCATATTCGCCCGAACTGGGACACAAAGACCGCCCGCGCTTTTATAGAACACATGGCCGTGAACTATCAGGCAAGGGCAGAAGATGTGCATCGCTTTGCTCAGTGGTGGCGACAGAGCGACTGGCGCGGCCAGAAGGGTCAGTCTCCAACACTCGCACAGATACGCGAGAACTGGCCGCAGGCATTTGTATCTCAGGATGAGTTCATCCCGGAGGAAGTCTATGAATAACATAACCTTCAAGCGAAACGGGCGCGGGCCGGTGCAGGGGAAATTCTACGATCCCGACATAGAGGCCGACCTGATCACCCTGCTGGCGCTGGAGCCGCATATCATGTGGCCGGAAGTCCAGTCGTTGACCCCCGCGCATTTCGGAAACGCGCCCGCGCGCCGGGCATGGTCCGAGATCGCGGAAACCATCCGGGGCGGGGCAGTGGTGGACGCGGCAAGATATCACGATTTCTTCCACCCCCTGGACCCGCCGCCGATGCTGGCTACTCACGCCGGTTATCTTGCCGGGGAACTGGTCCGGCTCACGGCGCTACGCCGGGCCTCGGGGCTGGCCGATGACCTGATAAAGGCCGCTCACGCCGGGGACGAGGCCCATATTCGCGGCCTCTTGAACGGTGCGCCCGATCTCTTGCGCAACACGACCGACGGTACGCTTGTGCCGATCTCCAGCATTGCTGATCGGGTCCTGGCTATTCTGGAAAACCCTGACAATGCGACCGGCTATATCCTCCCGACCGGACTTGCCCTGCTGGATGATTGTCTGGGCGGAGGGCTGGAAGCCGGGACGCTGGCGGTTGTCATGGGCAGGCCGGGTATGGGCAAGACCGCCCTGCTGGTCCAGATTTCCGATCTGGTATCGGAGGCCGGCGGGGTCGTGGCCGTGTTTACCAAGGAGATGACGACGGAGCAGTGGGCCATCCGCGCGGCCTGTCGGCGGGCGCGTGTCTCGTGGTTTGCTTACCGCCAGAAGAAGCTCATGCCCGACGAGCACAGACGGCTGCAAGAGGAGGCTCATCTGATCGTGTATCGAAACACGCTTTCAGTTGACGGGAGCACGCCGCAGACCACGGACCAGATGTACGACCTGTGCGCCCGCGTGAAACGCGAGCGTGGCGGACTCGACCTGGTGATTGCCGATCATCTGCGCTTCTTTGCGGATGCCGGCGAGACTGAGAATAAACGTCAGGGACATATTTCCTGGGGCATGAAGCAACTGGCAAAGCGCCTCGGGACGCGGGTCATCTGTGCTGCGCAATTGAATCGCGGTGTGGAGAGGAGCCACGAGAAGAGGCCGGACCTTGCTGATCTCAGGGACAGCGGGGAGATTGAGGAGAATGCCGACATTGTTCTGGCACTGTACCGCGAGGGCTACTACAACGGGGCGAGCGCCGATCATACGGCGGAAGTGATTGTCCGCAAGGACCGCAACGGGGCAAGGAACCGCGTGGCGAAGTTTGTATTCATGCCGCAGTGGATGGGATGGGAGCCGCGCAATGGACACGATGGAAGATGAGCTGGCCGCCGAGAGCATGGCCAGGGAACTGCTGGCTACAGGAGTCGGCGGAATTGTCCGGCGCTATGCGCTGGCGGTGTTGCAGGAAGTATCGGCCCATCGTCTGGAGCGGATTGCGTTTGCGCTTGACGGCGGCACGGGTGACAGCGTACAGGCGGCACGGGACCGCTGTGCGGCTGCCATGATCCATGTGGAATACCGGATGGTACGGGAAGAGATGTTCCGCTTGCTCGCCGCCCCCCTGTGGCCGGACGCCCCCGCCCCGAACGGCGCCAGCGGTCGCCCCGGCGGTCGGGAGCGGGCCGCCGCAGGGGATGCGGCATGAGCGACCATGAGGACGAAATGAGCGACCATGAAATCTGCCTGATCTGCGGGGCACATCTGGAATGGGTGAGTTGCTGGCACTGTCACGGCGAAGGCTCCTTTGACCTTGCCGATGAAGACCCGATCTATTATCCATATCTGCCCGGCGAAATGCTTGAGACCTGTCAGGAATGTCAGGGCAGAGGCGGCTACCTGGAATGCAGTGACCTTCCACACGTGAAAGAGGAGGCCGCCAGTTGAATCAGACGGCAGTCGGCAGACTACAGACTGAAGACTGAAGACTGATGACTGACGACTGCTGGCGGTCGGCGCAGATCAGCAGGCGCGAAGAGAGAGACGAATGACCGCTGACTGGTATATCCCCGAGCCTTACCGCCGAAAGGAGTCACTACCCATGCCGCTCTACGAATATGATGAATTCGGCCAGCCCTACCCGCAGTACCCGCCGCGCCCCGAGCGCCTGACACGCCCCGACCCCGGCGAGCTGGCGGCGGCGGAGCGGTTACGGCTGGAACTGGAAGAGTGCCGGGGATTGCTTGCGGATGCTCCGACCCACGCAGACCTTGACGCGGCTGTCTTCCACGCAAATGTATTGCGGGGCCAACTCAGCCGCACAGAGGCGGCGCTGCGGGAATATGTAGAAATCCACACGGCAAAAGTTACAGCCACAGTAGAGAAAAATGATCTTGCATGGTGGCTGGCGCATGAGCGAGAAATCGATACCACCCGCCGCGCCCGCGACCTTTTGAGCAGGTCCGAATGAACATTGGAATGCTATGGTTTTCGCCTGACCGGAAGCAGCCCTTCGAGCAGCGGCTGGCCGTCGCCGTGAAGCATTACAGCGAGAAATACGGCCACGCGCCTGATACCTGCTATATCCACCCCGACGGCCAGCACCCGCAGACCGTGGGCGGGGTGCAGATCCGCGAGAGCCGGACGGTGCAGACCGGCCACTTTTTGATCGGGGTGGCAGAGTGACCGGCCTGGCACGGGCGGATGCAGTGCATATCCCGCTGCCTGAAAACAGCGTACAGGTAATTGTTACATCGCCACCTTACTTTGGCCTGAGAGACTACGGCATCCCCGGCCAGATGGGGCTTGAGCTAACCTTGCAGGCGTACATCGCAAAGACGCTGGCAGTGCTGGCCGAGTGCTGGCGGGTGCTGAGGCCGGATGGGGTAATGTTTTTTAACATCGGCGATAGTTATGCGAGTGGAGAAATTGGACGCCATGACAAGGTATCCAGCACTCATCTTGTTGTTGGACAGAAAAAACACAGAACCTTGAAAAGGCAACAGAGAAAACGGTCAGATGGCCTGAGACCCAAGGACCTCATGCTCATCCCGGAGCGTGTGGCGCTGGCGGCCCAGGAGCAGGGCTGGTGGGTACGGAGTCGAATTATCTGGCACAAGCCGAACGCCATGCCAGAGTCGGTGACAGACCGACCGACTACGGACCATGAGCATATCTGGCTGTTGACAAAATCAGCGCATTACTTCTGGGATGCGGAGGCGGTAAAGGAGCTCAACAGTCCCACATCTGCAGGTAACAGACGAGCATTTCGTGGCAAAGGCATATATACCCATCATCAGAGTTTCGATAATAACAGTAATATTCCTGTTACCATGATCCCCGGTATGGCAAATGAGTGGACGGGTCGCAATATGCGAAGTGTTTGGACTATTGCAACATTTCCCTATTCAGAGTCTCACTACGCCACTTTCCCCTCTGCCATTCCCCGCCGCTGCATTCTGGCCGGGACCAGCCCGAAGGCGTGCGGGGTTTGCGGTGCGCCGTGGGAGCGGGTAACTGATAGAGTAGAAGGAAAATCATGGCATAACCACAAGAATGACTTAGAGCGCGGCCAGCGCATTGAATCGAATGTCTCAAAGGGAAAGAACTTTTATGCGAATTACAAACCGCCTGAAACTATCGGCTGGCAGCCCACATGTTCCCATTCTGATGACACCGGGCACTGTATTGTGCTTGACCCCTTCTGCGGCAGTGGAACAACCGTCATGGTAGCCGAACAACTGGGCCGCGTCGGGATCGGCCTGGACCTGAGTATGGAATACCTGACAGATCATGCCCGTAGACGGACGGCGGCGATACAGCGGGAGATGTTTGTGTGAAGCTCGCCCCCCTGACCGCCGCGCAGATCGCCGCAGGCCGCGCCCGCTACCGCGGATGGGACGCGCTCGCGGAGACAACACGGCGCATCCTGGCGCAACTGGACGGCTGGAGTAACCAGGCGGCGAACGGGCACGGTAAGCAACGCAAAAGGGCTCCGGCCAGCAGGTCGCCGGGCGCGGGGGACGGGGTGGGGCAGGGTGAGCAACCTTGAGCAGGCGGGCGAATTCAAGAAAGGAATAAGACAATGAACTCTAGAACGGCAAATCTTACACGGGAAATGTACGCACAGGAAGCGGATCACCCTGGCCCACCGCCCCAGATAGTGGCGGAAAGCGCCGCGCTAGAAAGTGCTATTCAGGAGTTGTTCAAAGCCATTGCGGAGTTGTCGGCCCGCCTGATCCCGGTCCTGGGGCCATCCCAACTTAACATAGTATCTAAGGATGCGGAGAAAATGCCGCCAATGGCTCCGCTGGCCGAAAACCTGAGAGCGCGCACCGAAGAAATCCGTGATGCAATCCGGCTTATCAACGAGTTGAGAGAAAGCCTGGAGTTGTAGCCTTACTCACAGACGGAAGAAAAAGGGCAGCGGCCAGCAGGCCGCCGGGCGCGGGGGACGGGGCGGGGTGAGCAATGACTGATCTGCTGACAAAGTACCAGAGATGGACGCTGGAAGAAATCCGTAAGTATTGTGCTGCCAACGCTGTTGAATGGTTTGAGCCGTATGAACTGCCATACATCATCAAAAGGCAGGAGTTTGTTTGCGACACCCTGAAGGTGAAAGGGTTCCTGGAGAGACGGTACAGGCCTGGATTTGCGCCGCCTCTTTACAGGATTATTCCGCAGATGCCGTATGAGCCGGTTTCGGGCTGAGCAGCCTTGAGCAGGCGGGCGATATGTGAGAAGGAGTGAGCGATGGGAATACGCTGTATCAGTTGCGGAGAGTTCGTTGAAGTACCGTCAGAACTGGTTGGGAATGCAGAGGATCTGCCAGCAAACGAGGGCTACCTTTGTGACGCTTGCGAGAGAGATGAGGACGACGAGCACCCCGAATGGAATGTTTATATCCGCCTGTACGCAAATTCATACGGTCAATAACAGGGCCGGGCAGCGGAATGCCGCCTGAGCCGGTTTCGGGGTGAGCAACCTTGAGCAGGCGGGCGGGCGCGGGGGACGGGGCGGGGAGTAGCACAGGATGATCTTTGACGCTCTCTACGAAAGCGCACGGCGGGGCGAATTACTCTTGATTGACGGCGGATTCTGTCACTGGCATCTGAGACGTGACGGCCAGTTGACAATCCGCGAAATCATATCTACCCGTCGCGGTGCTGGAAGCGAGATGCTGGTCCGATTGAGACAGACGCCGGGAGCAATCAGCCTGTTAGCGAAATGTCCTGCCGATCTGGAAGCAAATGCCTGGTATGCCCGACGGGGCTTCGTGCTGGAAGAGCAAGTGACAACCCGAACCGGAAAGCAGTTAAACGTATGGCGGCTCCGACTCTGATCTACTGCGGCGCTGACAATAAGCAGTTTGCGGAGATTGCATTACAGGCCGGGTTCAAACTCGGCGTGAGGCTACCGGATGTGGTCTATGGCCCGCTCTACTTCGCAGACCAGGATTGGAAGAAGCCAGACCGCTCAGCATACATGGCGGCTCTGGCACAACACAGGCCATTTATGGCTACAGTATTAGACTGGGAACGGAAGGATCAATTGTCCGAAGTATTGAACTGGGGCGAAGAGGCCGGGCAGTTTGTGGAATACGTCCTGATTATTCCGAAGGTGATCGGCGGCATCCCCCGGATACCCCGTCATGTTGGCGGGCGCGATGTTGTACTGGCCTACAGTGTGCCGACCCGCTACGGCGGCACATCAGTGCCACTGTGGGAGTTTGCGGGCCGACCCGTTCATCTTCTTGGCGGCTCGCCGCAGGCGCAGATGAATGTCTGGTTTTACCTGCGGGGAATAACAGACGTTATCAGCGCCGATGGAAATATGGCCTGCCGTATGGCGACGCGCCATTGTCGCTACTGGGTGCCGGGTACGAACCGTGGAACCAATGATCGCTACTGGAAAGCCCTGGCGAAGTGGCAGACAGACGCGCCAGCAGAGGCGATACGCCGATCTTGCGAAAACATTTTTCGGGAATGGCAACAGAGATCATGAAAGGAATAAGACAATTTTGGCGAGTTTTCCAGGAGTGATGAATGACCGCAAAGATGCCCCTCCAAATCCTGGAGAGCGTTCAGGAGCGCTTGAAACAGGAGCGGGCTATCCTGGGAAGGTGGGAAGCCGTGGCGCTGAAAAACGGACTATCGGTCGGGACCGTCTGCCGCGTGGCTTCTGGCTACAACCCGAAGGCGAAACACATCCGGGAACGGCTCGGCCTGCCCGCGCTCGTGGCCGTCCCCGCCTGTCCCCACTGCCAGCAGGTGCATATCCGCAAGTCCTGCCCGCGCGCCAGCGGCCACAGGCCCCGCCGCCGACTGGCAATCGCTCTGGACGATCCGCAGTCAGCGTTCCGGTCTATAATGCGCCACATGAGGCCGGACCGGGTAGACGAACTGGCCGGGCTTTTTCAAGACAGGAGGAAACAATGAAGTTGCCTTATGCGGAAAGGATTAATTACTGGAAGACTGGCGGATCAGCACCGGGCGACTGGCTCGAAAAGGCACGCCATGAGATTGGCGATGCCGGGGGAAAAGTGCTGGCTATCGCTGAGGGCATGGATGCCACAACCGGACGGGAGGCCTATATGATTGGTTTTGAGTTGCAGGGGGACCGCTTCAAGATCATCTGGCCTGTACTGCCAACCCGTTCTGGCTCAAGGGATAGTTTGAAAGCGGCCCGCCGACAGGCCGCGACAATGTTATATCACCATGTCAAGGCGGCCTGTATGGATGCACGGGTGCGTGGCGGGCGCATAGCATTCTTTTCGGCGTTGCTGTTGCCTGATGGTCGTACTGCTTCTCAAGTCGCCACGCCAGAACTGGCACTGGATTTGTCACAGATCTTGAATTTGCCCGCTCTACCATCTGGTGAGTAAGCGCCGCCCGCTCGATCCGGCGGCACGCTCCGTCCGGCTATATCGCAGACCTGATAGACTTACTTATAATGAAGGAGCGGCCCCCGCCGATGCTGCCAGGAGGAGTAGCAGCGGAGGGGCGGCAGGGGCCGCATGTTACGGGATAGTCAGCCAGGCGTAGCAGAGCCGCACACAACGCCGCCGGCAAACGCCAGCAGCATCGGTCACAGGCGCATATCAGCCTGCGGCAGCTTTGCCGTGATCTTCTACAGCCGTGCCGACGATATAGGCCGCCAGCAACGCCACGACACTGGTGAGCTGATCTTCGGTCAGCGGGAAGTCGTCCGGGCGGTAGGCCTTGACCGTGGTGACGGCCACCCCGACCACGGCGGCCCAGAACTTGCGGCTTGCCAGGAGTCCTTTGAGCTTTTTCATAGTTATCTCCTTTCAATTCAACTTCTATCGTTCTCCCTTGCGTTCGCGGGCGATGAACTCCTGGGCCCGCGTATCGTGCGCCACGATAATGCTGGTCAGCCCGGCGATCTGCTTTGCCAGTTCGCCCAATCCGGCGACCTGCTTCTCCTCCACTCGCTCCAGGCTGTCGGCCAGCGATTGCAACGCCATATTGGTGCTCTGACGCTGCTCGGTCAGGAAACCGCGCCACTGCTCATCCCGGTGTTGCCGCGCCTCGGATTCGCGCTTATCGCGCTCCAGCACGAACCAGACGAATATGCCCACCAGAGGCACCTGGGCGAATAGTGGCAAAAGTTCGCTGAAATTCACTTCACAGGTACTCCACGGACGGCTCGGCCTCCGTCCCGGCCCACAGGCTTTCGACGTTCGAATCCACGATAATGAGCCGCCGATCTCCGAACTGCCAGCGGAAATTGATCGGTCGCACGTATACTTTACGGGATTCGCCTGGCTCAAGAGTTTCCAGAGAGTTCCCTTTTGCGTCCCGACGTGTCAGTTTCCGCTTGAGTGTAACGATCACGATGTCATTCAGAAGAGTCATGGGTTCCTCCGGTTCGGGTTCCGGCTCAGGCTCGGGCGGCTGTGGCGGCTGTGGCTCCGGCTGCGTTCGTCCGTATTGGATCAGCTCATCCAGCACCGCCGAGTTATCAATCCGATATTGCGGCCAGGCTGGATCGCAGGTGAACACGCAGCCCATCGCTCCGTCCCGGCGCAGCTCCGCCTCATACCACCTCAGTTGAGCGGCGTAGAAACTGGCGCAGTCCCCGCCCGGAAGCACGTCGCCCCGTTGCTCCCACTGCGGACACAGATCACGCCAGGCGCCGGTGACGTAGCCCGGCGGCCCCTGCACCCGGTCCAGGCCGCATTCGGTGATAATTAGCTTGACTCCGCTCTGTGCAATCTCCGGCACGTTCCGATAGCGCAGTATGTTTGAGCCAGCATCGTGCCAGAGGAAAGCCCCACCGTATTCGTGGACGCCGAGATAGCCGCCGTGAGCCACCGCCGACGCCAGCGCGGGCCGGAAGTGCGCCCACAGCGCCAGGTCCGGTGTGCCCGTCGAGAAATTCCCCACCACTCCGCGCAGGCCCATCGTCTTCAGCAGCACGAGCCGCCAGATTTCGAAGCTGGCGTACCAGACCATCCGGCTTACCACATCGGGAGCCGTGGCTGCGCCGTGGCCGAGCCCGGTTTCATTCGGCCCCTCCCAGACTTTGATTGCCGGATTGAGTTCATATTTCGCCCGCTGGCGGCTGATGAAGTCTTCCGCCGCCTGCTCCGGTGATTTACCCGCGTTGTAGTCATTGACCGGGTCCAGTTCCGGCCCCTCATGTACCCGCCCGATCACCAGGATCTCCGGGTGGTCGCGCGCCAGCTCGGCCGCCAGGCCGAAGTCGTCCCGCAGCTTCACGACCGCCGGTCTGCCGCCTTCCCGCCACCAGCGGGCGCCCGCCCCTCCGCCCGGCCCGATCTCGGGTCCAAGGTTCATGTTCTGATTCCCTTCAAGTCCATCTCAGGTTTGAGGAACAGGATATCGTCGTGGCCTGGTCAGCGGTATCCCTGCTGCCTGTCTGGCCATCAACTGCTCAAGCGTTGGCAGAGGCAACTCCGGTGTGAGTTCCAGAACACCCGTGAATGCATCGTACTTCGTCTCAGAGCAGCGAAAGCTGCGAATGAGGTCAGTCCCCGTCAATAGCGCCGGTGGGAGGTTGCGCATCACGATGGTGTCCCCGGCCCTTGCTGCCCAGGCCGGCCAGCGTGCTCCCGCGCTGTCGTACAGTTGCGAGAACTGGATTGCGGCTCGCGGCTTCGGCTGGCGCCGATCCTCCAGAAACGCATCCCGGTGCACGTTGGCCTGGGTCAGGCTCGTCGTGCGGACCTGGACCGCCCCCCGGCGTGTCAGCCCGAACCGTGTCACGCTGCTGTTGTTCACTGCAATCGGTGTTCGCAGCGTCCGGCCCCCGGCCTCCTCGTACAGCGCATAAGCATTGTTTCGCAGCGCCTCCAGCGTGCGCTCAAGTTCCAGGGCCGTGATGTCCACATACCAGGTCCGGGTCCAGGAGGAATCCCCCTTCGGTCGAAAATGCAATATGCGGTTTTCCCACACGCCTGTTTCCCACTGGCGCGGCGGCGTCTGATTGTCTCCCAGCGCCGCCAGATGGGTCAGGATGTCGGCAGGTAGAGCATCTTCATAGAGCTCGTCGCGCAGGTCCAGGCCGGGCGACTGCACCAGGCCGGTCACGTTCTGGACCTGGCTGGAATTGATCGCGTTGAGATAGGTCACCAGCCCGGAAGCCACATGGTCAGCATTGAGCGTGGTTGCCGCCCGCGTCAGCACGCGCAAGTTGGTGATCTTCAGGTAGTCCGTGCCAGTCTCGCTGCCATACGTCGCATCAGCGGCATTGAAATGCATGTAGAAGCCCAGGCCTCCGGCGGATGTCATTGAGGTGACTGTCACAGTCCCGGTCTGTTCAGCTCCATTACCTGAAATTTCTCCCCACAGGGTATTAATGAAAGTCCAGAGTCCCGAGCCGATGGGATAAATCGGGGTAAAAGATTCCAGAGCAACGTTCCAGCTCGCGTTCGGGGCGCGAAAAGCGAAATCGAAAGTGATGGCCAGAATATTCCGGTCTCCAAGATGTGGTAGTGCAAACATCAGACGCCCCACTTTGACGGAGCCTGTGTTGCCCAGAACGGAATTCTTGACCGGCGTGATATAAAGCCGATTATTGGTATCAAAGTTGAATCGGTCGGGCTGGTTACCTGCACGTATCCGGTCATCACCCACAAACCATTCCGCCACGCTGGTGGTGCTCCACAACGCCGTATAGGGCACATCATAAAATGCCCGCCAGTAGCCGAACGCGCCCAGTTGCAATCCGCCGGGAATGATGGCAACATCCTCCAGCCGTCCCTCCCACACTTTCATCGCACCGTGGCGAAGCTCCAGGTGTGGCAGTCCGGGACGGTCATACAGCCAGAAAGCCCGGCTCAATGGCAGTTCAACCTGGCATTGCAGATCGGCAAAGCCGTGCAGGTTGGTTCCGAAAGTCAGACTGACCACCCGCCGACTGAGATCCTCCAGGAGCTCACCCCGGCCCTGCGAATTCGCCCCCGTTGCCGCCGCATACAACCCGAGAAACAGCTTCATTGTGGAATCGGGAAGGCGGGATTGCGCTCTGCTGTCCAGACGTTCGAGAACAACGCATCCGCCGCCGCCGCCTGACGCCAGCGGTCCGCGCTGACCACTCCCTGTGTTCCCAGCAGCACGCCGAACAGACTGGCGCTGCGAGTGTAGAGGATCGGATCACCGGCCCAGTTCACCATGAAGTTATCGTGGAACCACACGCGGGGGGATGGCCTGGGCCGGGTCACACTGGTAAACCTTCGATGATCAACTTCATAGGTCCGGGTCTCATTCAATCCCGTTTCCTCCGCCTGAAACTCGATGACCCCGGAATTCGGATTGCGAAGGTTCAGAAATAACACCGTGTCAATGTCCAGACTGGCATCCACCGCCGAGGCCTGAACTGCCAGTGCCGCAAAATCTGCCTGCGCCGCAAATCCAATCAACCCCAGAAAGTACCACTTTGGAGCAGTCGCTCCGGCATTGATCACAACGCCCGGTGTCTCTCGAAATTGAACCGTGCGGTGTGCCGCCACCGAGAAGATCCTGGCCCAGACCGTGTACGAGGCCGTGGAGGAGTTGTTGCGGATATTGGCGAAGACGGCTATCAGCGTGTCCAGCGTTTGCGTCTCCGGGAACCCGCTGCCACCCCCGGAAACTACCTTTGCTGTGCCCGTGGGCGTATACCGCAGAACGTTTGTATTCCGGGCAAGCCGGGCACTGTCGGCCACACTGATAAATGCTCCCGCGTTATCGAAGTCCTCCGCATCCTGAATGGAGATGTCGTTGGCATCCTCTGCCAGCAGGACAAATACAGGGCTGTCAAAATTTGCCCGCTTGAAGATGTTTGTAATGATCAACTTTGTCGGGCCGGGAAAGGCCAGTGCAGCCGGGTTTGTGATGGTCACCAGATCACCATTGACCGTTGCCACTGAAGAAGCAGAGACCGTGGTCTGTTTACCGTCTCCATGCCGCATGAATCGAACCCGCACGCCCTCCAGCATGAAGGCCCGCAGTGTGCGATTGAACGTCGGTGAGAGTTGTATACCGGAGGTCTGATCCCCGGCAGCCCGTCCCAGGATGACCCATTGCAGCGGGTTCGCAATACTGCTGACTGTGGAGCCGACCGGCGAGTATTGCAACACAACTGGCTCCACATTTTCACCGTTTTGCCAGCGTTCCGCCTGCTCAAGGTGCTGTGCCAACCGGCGTAAATTGGCAAACGCCGCACTGGCTGTCTCTCCGGTGATATTCAGGATCAGTTCATCTTCCACTTCCATGTAAGGACCGTGGCCCCCGAACATGTCATCGCGCATGGCAGCGCTACCGGGAGCCCAGCCATCCCGAACCAACATGTAATCTGTGCGGCCACCGCCCCCATCACCGATAACAATCGGTGTCAAAACAGTGGGGGCAATCTCCGTGATCTGAAGAAATAATCCTGCCGGCATTTCAGTCTCCAGTTCCCTCAGTTCCCCTGGTCCCCCTGGTGCGGGGATGGTATGCGGGGATGGTATCTTCAGTCTTCAGACGGCAGACTGATGACTGCCGACTGATGACTGATGGCTTCCTTTCAAGTTGTCCTGATCAAGCTGTCCGTGGCCCGCCCGCGCTGCCGCATTGCTCGTGTAACCGCTGCTTCGATCTGGGCGCTGGATAGCATTGAGCCACGCGCATCAATCGGCCCCACGTTGTACACCGTCCCCGTCCCGGCAGCAGCCGACAGCAACGCTGGAGTCATGCCCAGCATTGCGCCGATGGGCATGACCGCACCGTGCCGAATACCGAGTGCCATGCCGCCCATCACCTGTTGCCCCAATCCCTCAAACAGCTTGCTGGGAGAGTCAATTCCAAGGAATGCCTTTGCCGCTTCGAAGGCCGCCCGCGCAGCATTCACGGCAGCCGACACCAGCGACCCGACCGCGCCGGAGATGCCGCCCGCGATTGCGTTGATCACGTTGCGTCCGACGGCCCCCCAGTCAATGTTCGTAAAGGCTGCTTTCACAGAGGCAACCAGACTGCTGACCGTAGTCGTGATATTAGTCCAGGCTGTGACAACAGCCGCTTTGATGAGATTCCAGGTGTTGTCCCAGATGTTCCGCAACTCTGTGCCGAACGTCGTCCAGTCGCCCCGGATGGCCGCAGAGATCAGGGTGATGATGGACTTGATATTGTTGATTGCCGTCTCGATCCCCAGCTTGATCAGGTTCCATGTGTTCTGAGCCACGGTCAGAATGGCAGCGCCGTGCTGTTGCCAGATCCCGGAGATGATGGCGCTTACTACTGCAATGATGGCCTGTATCTGATTGATGGATGTCGTGATATACCCCCGGATCGTGCTCCAGACGAAGGTGGCAATCGTGGTGAGATCGTCGCCCCATCTGGCCCAGAAGGATCGGATGGCGCCCATCACCGTTGTGATAATGTTCTGGATTGTTGCAGTCACCGCCTCCGTGATCCCCTGGATATTGCCCCAGTTGTTTGCCCAGGCCGTGGCAAGCAGGACCAGCACCCCGATCACGGCCAGAATGGGAGCATTGATTGCGATAATCACGGCCATGATCACTGCTCCGATAGCCGCAAATATCTTCCAGTGGTCCACTACAAAATCTATTGCGGCAGAGAGGAGTGGCATGGCGGCTTCAGCAAGATCCTTGATCCAGGTCCAGAGTTGTTGCAGACCGGGGATGAGCTGTGCCAGCACAGCCTGCACAAACGGGATGATTGCTGGCAGCGCCTCCTCCATGAACCAGGCGCCAAACTGTTTCAATGCCGGAATGCCAACGTCACTGATCCATTTCCCTGCTTCGGTCAGGGCAGGGACAAGCACAGCACTGACCCACGCGGCAAGCTGTTCCACCGGCCCTCCGGTTGCCAGCAGCGTCCCCGCCAGATCCTCCAGAATGGGAAGAACTGCAAAGCCGATGGTCTCCAGCACATCGCTGAAACGGTTCTTGAGGATTGTCAGTCGCCCTGCGAACGTCTCCCCGGCAGCCCTGGCAGCACCGCCGATGCTACTGGAGAGGGCATCCAGAATAGCCTGCTGTGCGCCGGCCACGTCCCCGGCCTCGGCCATTCCAAGGATCATCTCTGTCTGGGCATCCGTGAAGGCAACCCCGGCAGACTTCAGGCGCAACAGCCCCTCGCCGGGTGTCTCCAGTGCTTTGCCAAGCATCCGGGCTGCGCTGGCAGCATCCGTTCCCAGCCGGGTGGCAAGGTCCAGCGCCAGTTCTGTGGTCTCCGGGAATACCTCGCTGCTGATATTCTTGAATTGCAGCAGCATTGTCTCGGCAGAGAGTACTGTTTCATCGGAGAAGCGTGTAACGTTCTGCAGGCTACTGGCAAGCTCATTCGCCATCTGCGCCGTGACACCGGCCACACCACCTGTAGCCTCAAGCACGGCATTGAACTGAGCCTGAGCTTCCTGAGAAGCAGAAGCTTCTTTGACTGCAAGCGCCAGCCCGCCGACCAGCGCCCCGATGCCGACGGCGGCGGCGCTGGCGGCGACAATCAGGCCGGTCTTGAGGATGCCTCCCAGGTTGCTGACAAAGCTGTGACCGTGGCGTTCCCCCTCCGCCAGTCCACGCTTCAGACCGTCGAGATCAATGGCTGTGCCAAGGGTGGCTTCACCCAATGAGAATGCGGCCATTATTGAACCGTGGCTCCCATATTCTCAAACCAGGCGCGTGCCTTCTCGGGATTGTGTTCCAGCATTTCGGGGATCACTCTGACAACAGGCATCGCCAGCAGACGATCAAGACGGCGAAGCACTGTGCGCCGGTCCCCCTCGCGCATATGAGGCACACTGATTGCGACAATCCACTGCTGCAATTCCTCTGCCTCCAGCCGGGGAAGCTGCTCCTCCAGCAGTTCAATGATCCAGAGTGGGTACTTGAGAATGCGCTCCGGATCCAGATGGTAATAGCGAATCAGCTTTGCCAGAATCAGACCGGTTGACTCGCCACTGCTTTTCCCGTTGTGGCCTTTGCAACCTCCGGCTGCTTTCCATCTGTGAATGGGGATGCATTGCGTTTATTCCACCACTCGACAATTTTTGTCTTCTGACCCAGCGTCATTTCTTTGCGGCGCGTCTCCGGCAGATCGGGCAAGGCCATGCCGATAACTTCATTTACCGTCCGCTCGAATACGGAGGCACTGCTCTCATCCTCCGGTACTTCTGCAAGCCGGTCCAACGCCCCGCTCAATGCCCGCTGCAACTTATTTGCCAGAGCAAGATGTTCCATGCTGAAATCCATCCGGGAGCGAAATTCATACACAGCCCCATCCTGGTCTGTAAACGTATCCCGCTCCGGGATCAGCAGCGTGAAGTTCAGATTGTCCGTTGCCATAGTTTCCTCCTTCAGTCTGTGACAGATGGTCAGACGATCAGGTTATGATGTCTGCACAACCAGCGTCCCCATCCGGTTGATCTCGGACTGGGTGTCGTCTTCCAGAACGTGGAATTCGCACTCCAGCATGGCCCGTCCGTCTCGAGCCCAGGTGGGCTGCGGCTCCCCGTCGAACACTCCCCGGAAGATTTGATACTGGCCGGGGAAAGCGCCGTAGGGGGAGAGTGCAGCACCGCGAAACAGCAGCGCAAACTCATTCGGGACCGCCCCCCGCTTGAGTGGCATCGTGCGCGTGGCCGGGGGACCGGCCTGGTTGGTCAGGTTGGCAACGTCATCCAGAATGCGGGAATAACTTTCCAGATTGAGTCCAACCAGACCAAAGCGGACAATCCCTTCCTCCTCCGGTCGAACAGCCTTCACTGGCGCCTGGTGGTCATTGTCCCGGAAGTAGGTGAGCGCCCCCGCGTGCTGCATGGATTGTTCCCCGTCCGTGGCCGCCAGCAGATACCAGTTGCCTGCCGGCGCCGCGTTGACGAGCGGGAACGCCTCTCCCACCGGAGCCACGTACACATCCTGCGTCCCGGTCAACTGGTCAAACGGTTTTGTGTCTGCCATCGTTCAGTCTCCTAAGTTCTACGGAATATCCGTCTCCGAAACACATGTCTCCACAAAGATCAGGATCATGTCCACTTCTGCTTCCGGGTCGCGCAACATATTGGGCCCGCTCAATGCAACCAGCCAGTACAGCAGCGCGAACCCGTCTGTCGTCTGAACCCGCTCGCGCAACGTTTCCCGTGTGCGAGCAATGAGGGCCCGGTAGACCTTGCTGGCCTCATAACTGTTCTCGCCATAGCAGCGAGCCTCCAGCCGGACCACCTGACGCGGCGTGTACAGGTCCGGCGTGCCGCCGTCATAGCGAATCTGCAACGCTCTGGATGGAACGGCCCATCCGTCACCGAACTTGTGCTGCACCGCAATCCGCCCGCCGGTCAGCAGTCGCAGGCTGTCGTCCAGCAGCAGCCATGCCAGGGTTGCTTCCAGAGCATCAACCATCAGCCATACTATGCCCCGCATACCATCCCCGCACCAGGGGGACTATCGGGCGCTTCTGCGCCGGACATGATCCAGCGCCCTCGGAGCCGCCCGCTGCACCGCATTGGTCATGTAGTGATACCCCTGAAAGGCGCCGTGGCCCTGATGCACGGTCATCGCATAGTTCAGGCCGGAGCCCACCGCAATCAGCAGCCGGTTGCTCCGCTCCACGGCCTGCGGCGCGGATCCTCCGAGCTCCTGACCGGCGGCATCAGCGGCAAACACATGGTCTCCGCTGGCCGCATGAATGCTGCGTCGCAGTGTGCCGGTGATCACCCCGTGACCGGGATACAGCTGCTGTTTGCCCTCACCCTCAATGTCCAGTCCAATGTCTCCCAGCGCCAGTTTCAGCCGGGCAATGATCTCCGCCTCAACCTGCTTACCCTTCCAGTTCAGGCCCACTCTTGACCTCCAGATCGGGCGCGATCATCTGCTGGATATTGCGGGGATACAGCGGCGCATCCCGGATCAATCTGCGCACGGCCTCCCAGGTGGTCAGCCCCAGATGGTCGGCGTAGTTCTGCAACCGCTCAAACTCTTCGTCTGAAAGGGTGATCTGTGGAATGAGATGACTCATGACTATAGTCCTGTGTCCTTTCAGGACACTCGCTCCAGTTCCAG